GCTCCGAATCGGCGCGATCTAGCGCTAGGGTGCGGCGTCGCAACATAGGCAATTCGGACTGACCATGCTAGCAATTAAAGTCGATATCCGCGGCCTGGACGCTGTGCAAAAGAACCTGGCGCGGATCTCGGACGAGCTAAAACGCGGGCAGGCGATTGGCGCGGCGCTCAACAAGACGGCGCAACAGGCGAAGGCCGAGGTCAATCGGGCGATCGTCGAGCGCTACGCAATCAAAGCTAGCGAGGTGCGCAATTCGGTGTACCTGCGCAGCGCCCGAGCGAAGACAAACCAGCTCGAGGCGGTGATCGAGATTTTCGGCAGCCCGACGAAGCGCGGCCGGTCGATGAACGTGGTCCGCTTTCTCGCCGCGGTCCAAGCCGCCGGCCGCGCCGTAAAGACCCGGGGCGCGAGGGTAAACAAAAAGGCGCTCGCTGCCCTAGGTGGGCAACTCGGGTTCCGGTTTTTGCGGTCTGGTGGTATGAAAAAGATCGCAGGCGCGTTCCTGGGCAACAAGGGTCGCACCGTGTTTCAACGCATCGGACCTGGCCGGCTGCCGATCGAGCCGGTGCAGATGATTGGCGTGTCGCAGATGTTCAGTTCGCGCGCGATCCGCAGCCGGGTGATGGCGAAAATTCATGCCGACCTGCCGGTGCAGGTGCGCCGCGCCGTCAACATGGTTCTGGCGAGATCGAGGTGATCGAGACCCGGACCGCCTTCGCCCGGCGAATTGGCGTACACAAATCGCAGATCACCCGAGCGGCGCAAGCTGGCCGGCTGGTGCTGACCGCGGATGGGCGGGTGAACGTCGAGGCCTCGATCGAGCGCTGGCATGCTACGAAGGGCGGCAGGGACGACGTAGCGGCCCGCCACGCCGCGAACCGGGGCGGGGCGGTACTCGGGCAGGTGTTGGTTGGAAACGCGCCCAGCGGCCCGGATATCGCAACGTCGCAACCGCTGCAACCGGGGGCGCAACCGGACGACGGCGAATCTGGCGGGCGCATCCGCTTAAAAGCGATGGCGATCCACTTCGCGAACCAGTCGATCAAACTGGAAATGGCGCTCCAGCGCGGCCTGCGCTACCCGCTGGCCGCGGTCGGGCGCGAGGCGCAGGCTCTCGGTTCGACATTCCGCGCAGCCATGGAGCGGATCATCGACCAGACTGCGCCGCGGCTGGCCATCATGGCGACTGATCTGGAGCGCCGGCGCCTGCTCGATGCCGAACTTGCCCGCCTGCGCTGGATGCTGAAATCCGAACTGCCGCTGGCGCTGCGCCGCATGCGCGCCGCCGGCGCAGCCAAACCCAAGGAACAGCATGAAAATTGAAACCCTCGCCATCGAGCGCCTGATTCCCTACGCGCGCAACAGCCGGTTTCAATCCGCGCCCGACGAATTCGTCGGGCGATACCGGATGGTGCGTATATATGCGCACAGCCTTTGATGGTTTCAATCCGCGCCCGACGAATTCGTCGGGCGATACCATGCCAACCCTCGCCGACCTCCAGACCGAACGCGAGACGCTGCGTGCCGCCCAGGCAAAGCAGGATTTCGAGGCGGCGCACGCGGCCACGTGTAGACAGACCGACCTGGTAGCGGCGGGAGCGGCAGTGCGCGCGGTGCTGCTCGATGCGATCGACGGCGCGGCGCAGCGCCTGCTCGATGCGATCGCGGGCGAACACGACGAGACGCGCGTGCACTACCTGATGAGCGAGACAGTGCATGAGATGCTCGCCAGCGTGGGCGAGGCGGCGGTGGCGGCGGCGGGCGCGCTGCCGCTGGTGGGGGAGCGCGTCAAGCGCGGGGTAAAACCGCGCGATCTGTTGACCGTATCGCAGTGGGCTGACCGGCACCGCGAGCTAAAAAGCGGCACCAACGCGCCCGGGCGCTGGCATACCACGCTCACGCCATACCTCGCGGAGATCATGGATGCACTGAGCGAGCATTCGCCGGTGCGCCAGGTGACTTTTATGAAATCCTCCGGCGTGGGCGGCACCGAGGCGGGCTACAACTGGATCGGCTACGTTATGTACCACCTGCAGAAGGACCTCCTGGTGGTGGTGCCGACGCTCGAATTGCGCGACCGGTCATTCAATCCGCGCCTGAACAAGATGATCGATGAATCCGCGGACCTCGCCGGGCTGGTCACGACATCGATGCGCAATCGATCCAACCGCGGCGACCTACTCGAATACGGCGCACGGGCTCGAATCATCAAGGCAGGCGCGAATTCGCCCGACAGTTTGCGCTCAGACCACCTGCCGTATGTAATGTGTGACGAGGTCGACGCCTTTCCTTGGGATGTGGGCGGCGAAGGCGACCCGATGACGCTGATCGAAAACCGCCAGCGCACCTACTCGCGCGCGAAAACCTACCTCGTCTCGACGCCCACCATCGCGGGCCTGTCGCGCATCGACATGCAATACAACCGCTCCGACCGGCGCCGCTACCATGTGCCCTGCCCGCACTGCGGCGAGTTCCAGCCGCTCGAATTCGGCGGGCGCGACAAGTCCTACGGCCTGAAATTCCGCACCGCGCCGAAAACCGACGTCGACACCGGCGACGGCGCGATCGACCAGGTCACCGCCGCCTGGTATCTGTGCCGCGCGTGCGCCGCCGAGATCGACGAGGGCAACAAGACCGATATGCTTGCGCGCGGGCGCTGGCTCGCCGAACGCCCGCACATCCGCCACCACCGCGGGTACCATTTGAATGCATTGTATGCGCCCGTCGGCCTGGGTCTGAATTGGCGCGCGGTGGCGCAGAAGTGGTTGAACAGCCAGGGCGACACCGCCGAGCTCAAGGGCTTCATCAACACTTACCTCGGCCAGGTGTGGAAAGAGCAGGGCGAGTCGATCGAGGGCCTGTCGCTGATCTCGCGCCTGGAGGACTACGCGGCGGACCTCGCCGGCCTCGCGGTGCTCCTGGTCACCGCCGGCGCCGACGTGCAGAAAGACCGCATTGAGGTGTCCATCGTCGGCTGGGGCGTGGGCGAGGAGGCCTGGCTCGCCGACCACATCATCCTCGATGGGGATACCGCGCAGCCCGATGTGTGGGACGACCTGCACGATGCCCTCACGGCCGCGGCTGTGCACATCGCCGCGATCGATGCCGGATTTAACACGAGCATGGTCTATGCGTTTTGCGAATCACGCCGCTGGGCCATCGCTGTCAAGGGCGTCGAAGGCCTGCACCGACCACTGATCGAGGACGACCGCAAGCGCAAGCAGCGCCTGCGCACGCGGCGCAAAAAAGGCCAGCCGATCGAGCCGCTCGGCGTCGACCAGGGCAAGGCGCTCATTTACTCGCGCGCCAAGCTCACTACGCCGGGGCCGGGCTATATCCATTTCCGCCGCGACCCGGCATTCGACGACGAGTATTTCGCTCAGCTCGCCGCCGAAAAGCTGGTGACCAAGTTTCGCGGGACGCGCCCATTCCAACAATGGGTACAGACGCGTGCGCGCAACGAGGCCCTGGATTGTCTGGTGTACGCGCTCGCCGCGCGGCGGCTCATCAAGCCCGGCGGGGGCGGCATTTCGCTCGCCGCGCGCACCATAACGCAGTCGAGCAAAAACGCGGGCATATCGCTCGCGGGATGGAAACGCGGTCCCACGATAGGGCCAGGATGAGAGACGATTTAATCCGCGATATTCTTGCGCGGGTGATGGCGCTCGACGAACGTTTCACGCAGGCGCAGGCGCTGCAGATAGAACAGCAAATCCGCCACGACTGGGGTGGAGAGCGCGTGTTCATCGCTAAACGAAAGCCCGACCCGAAAAAAGGCGCGCGCCACGACGACGAGGTCAAGCACGCCGCGATCGAGGCGGTGGAAAACGGCGTCTCAGTACACGACGCGGCGCGTGAGCACGGGATTTCGCGTCGTCGAATATATCAGTTGCTTAAGCATTAGCGAGGAAAATCGCGCTGTGCAACTGCCTTAATTTGGTGCGGCGAACGCGTTAACGTGTCGGCGCATCGCTACCACAGGAGTCCAGCAGATGGCCGGCATTACCCTCGCGCAAGCCGAAACCCAGCTTGCTGCATACCTCGCCGCCGAAACCGCCGTTCTATCAGGGCAGTCATACGAAATCGCAGGGCGCAGCCTGCGCCGCGCAGACCTGGACGCGATCCGCCTCGGTATCGCGATCTGGGACGCGCGCGTGAAAACGCTCACGCGCGCCGCCGAAGGCCGCACCCGTGCCCGCATCATGGTCCCGGGCGGCTAGACCGTGAAGCGCCTGCCCGTCATCACCCCGACCCTGCTCGACCGTGCAATCGCCGCGGTGGCGCCGCGCATGGCCGTCAAGCGCCTGCAGGCGCGCACCATGCTCGCGCTCGCCGGAGGTTACACCGGCGCGCGCATGGACCGGGCGAGCCTGTCTGGTTTCCGTCCGTGGGCGGGTGGCCCAGAATCGGATATTATCGGCGACCTGCCAGCGCTGCGCGCGCGCTCGCGCGATTTGGTGCGCAACGTGGCCATCGCCGCGGGGGCGATCGGCACGCAGGTGTCACACGTGGTCGGCACAGGCCTATCAGCCTCGCCTTGCCCGGATGCTGCGTTCCTTGGTATGGACGAAACTGCCTCGGAGGCTTGGCGGATTGCCACGCAGCGCGAGTGGAAATTGTGGGCGGAGTCGCCCGATTGCGACGCGGCGCGGCAGGTAAATTTCTACGGGCTGCAGCGGCTTGCATTTCGCAGCGCGCTCGAATCGGGCGACGTGTTTGTGCTCACGCCGAATCTGCGCAGACCGAACCGCCCCTATCAGCTCACGCTGCAGGTGATCGAGGCAGATCGCGTGTGCAATCCGAATAACAAATCAGATTCCGATACGATCGTCGCTGGAGTCGAACGCGCCAGTGTGGGCGGCGAGGCGATAGCGTGTCATATCGTCGATCGGCATCCGGGCGAGTTACGGAAACGCGGATTGATCTGGACGCGCTACGCCTATACCGGCAACGCGAGTGGGCGGCGCAACGTGTTGCATCTATTCGAGCCGACACGGCCCGGCCAGGTGCGCGGCGTGCCATCGCTCGCACCAATCATCGAACCGCTGAAACAACTCGGGCGCTACACCGACGCCGAGTTGCAGGCAGCGGTAACCTCGGGGTTGTTTTCCGTGTTCATAAAAATGGACCCCGAAGCGTTCACCGAGCTGTTCAGCGCCGATGCGCAAGAAACGATCGTCAATCAGGCCAAGGATTGGACCAAAATTATGGAATCAGGCAAGGCGATCAACTTGCTGCCGGGCGAATCGATCGAATCGGCCAACCCCGGACGACCCAACGCCGCGTTCGACCCGTTCATGCAATCGATCCTGCAGCAGATCGGCATGGCGCTCGAAATCCCATATGAAGTGCTAACCATGCACTTTTCATCCAGCTACAGCGCCGCGCGCGCGGCGCTCTTGTCGGCGTGGCGGTTCTTCCGATCGCGACGCGATTGGCTAGCGACCTACCTGTGCCAGCCGGTATATGAGCTGTGGCTGGAAGAGGCGGTATCGATCGGCCGCATCGCGGCGCCCGGCTTTTTCGCAGACCCCGCGGTGCGCGCCGCCTGGTGCGCGGTACAGTGGACTGGCGACGGCCCGGGCTCGATCGATCCGGTGAAAGAAATCGCCGCGGCAAAGCAGCGCATCGACGAAGGAATTTCAACACGCGAGGTCGAGTCCATCCTCTACGACGGCGTGGACTGGGCGACTAAACACCGTCAGCGCGTAAAGGAAGAAGCCGCCCGCAAGGCGGGCGGGCTCGATGTGGCGGTATCTGGTCCTGCGTCCGCCGACAGCGCGAATCCGGATGCAGGGGTGCAACTGCCTTAACTTCGCCGAAACATCCCGTTACTCTACCCCCCCATGAAAATTCTCGACATTCTCAACTCACCCTGGGCGATCCAGCCCGAAAAGTTGCTGGAGATCCAGGCGCTCTACGCGACGCATCTGCGCGGCGAGAAAATCGATATCAAGGCGATCGAGGCCCAGCTCGGCCAGCCGCTCGCGAACGAACGCAACAGTTACACGGTGATAGACGGTGTGGCCGTGCTGCCTATTTTAGGCGTGATTGCACGGCGCATGAATATATTCATGCAGATCTCTGGTGGGACATCGATCGAGCTGATGAAGCGCGACTTCAATGCGGCATTGAACGATCCATCCGCGCACGCGATCGTGCAACACATCAGTTCGCCCGGTGGATCGATCGAGGGCATCCAGCAATACGCCGCAATGGTGTACGCGGCACGCGGGAAGAAACGCATCGTCACGCTCGGTGACGATAACATGGGCAGCGCCGCGATGTGGATCGGCGCCGCGGCGCAGGAGCGTTATGTCGCGGACGAAACCACTATTATCGGCTCGCTCGGCATCATCATGAATCATACGGATGTGAGCAAGCAGGAGGAAAAACTCGGCATCAAAACGACGCCGATCTACTCGGGAAAATACAAAGGCGTCGCCTCCGAATACGGCCCGCTGACTGCGGAAGGGGAAGCGCACATGAAAGCGCTGACCGATCATGTCTATTCGGTTATGATCAATGATCTCGCCATGTTTTACGGGATCAAACCCGAGACCGTTTTGAAGAACATGGCGGAGGCGCAATTATTCCTCGGCCAGAATGCAGTCGATTCCGGGCTGGTGAGCGGTGTTTTCACACTCGATGAACTGATTGCAAAACTCAATGCGGGCACCAAGCCCGCGCAACGCTTCAGTCTCGCGGCCGGTGTCGCCGCGCAGGCGGATGCTCTTGTTCAATCCGATTCTAAAGGAACCCAAAAAATGATCACTCGAGAATTTCTGAACGCCAACCATGCGGACCTGGTCGAAGCGATTCGTCTTGAAGGCTATCAGCGCGGCAACGCGGAGGGCCGGCTCGCCGGCGCCGACGCCGAACGCGCGCGAATCCTGGCGGTCGAAGGCCAGCTCATCACCGGCCACGAAGCGCTGATCGCAGGACTCAAGTTCGACGGCAAGACCACCGGCCCGGAGGCCGCGGTCGCAGTGCTCGCCGCCGAGAAAACCCTGCGCGGCACCGCGCTCGCGAAGCTGCGCGCCGATGCGCCAGACCCGGCCACCGCGCCGGCGGCGCCTGCCGGCGCACAGGTGAAAAAAGAACCGAAAGCTGATTCGGCCGAGGCGTTCGATGCCGCGATCGAGAAAAGTGTTTCAGTCGGCCTGTCGCGCGGCAAGGCGATTGTCAAGGCGGCACGGGATTTTCCTGCCGCGCATGCGGCCTGGATCGACCTGCGCAACGCGGCCTAACGTAGCGCGATCACCCCTCAACCATATCGACGATAAAGGAATCCTACCATGATGAACAATGGCAGCCGCGCGTTCACCGCCGGCGAAGCATTGCTGGAAAAACGCCGGGTCAAAATCAAGTCCGGCACCACCACCACGCCGCCGGAGGTCGAATACGCCGACGCGGGTGAGCAGCATATCGGCATCACCGCGGCCGACGCCGCGATCGCCACCATCGTGACGATCAACTTGCGCACCCTGCCGGGCAGCGCGGAGGGTGTCGCGTCCGAAGCGCTGTCAAAGGGCGCCACATTGTACGGCGCCGCAGACGGCAAGATCGCCGACACCAGTTCCGGTAGCGCAATCGGCGTCGCGCTGGAAGCGGCCACCGCGGACGGGGACGTGATCGAATGGGTGCAGTTCGCGGTGCTTTCCACCACCGCGGCGACGGTTTCAATCGCGGATACCGGCGCCTTCACCGCGCAGACCGACGTCGAAGCGGCGGTTGCCGAACTCTATCAGCATCTGTTCACGACGCAGGCGTTCCTTCCGATCCCGCTATTCGGTCTGCGACGCATGTCATCCGGCGCGTTGCCGAGCTACGTGCAGGAAATCGATGTACCGCTGGCCTCACTTCGCGAAGTTACGACCAACGATATACCGAGCGGCGGCGGCATTCTGGCCACCGACACGACCCCGGCGCTCGAATTCGCCAACGCCGACACCGACTCGCAGATTCGTCTGCTCTGGGCAGCGAGCAATAGCGATGCCGTAACGTTTCAACTCAAGTTGCCCGACGGCATCGACGAGGCCGCGGCAATCACGCTCAAGATTCGGGGCGAGATGGGTGGCGCGACCGATACGCCGACCGTCGCGGTGGAATCGTTCTTCAACGAGGGCGACACCAAGGTCGCGGACGCGAGCGCCGCATTCACCAATGCGGTGGGCACTTTCTCCACCACCATCGCCGCGGCGGACATTCCGTCTGGCGCAAAAACGCTGAGCGTGGAACTCACCCCCGGCGCGCACACGACCGACACGCTGATCATCTACGCGATCTCGCTCGATGTCACGCTGATCAATTCCGGCCAGGGAGCCGGCTTGCTCGGCGCGGACTCCACGCCTGCGCTCAACACCGCCAACGGCGACACAGACGGCTCGTTCGAGCTGACCTGGGCGGCCTCCGATACGACCGCGGTCGGTTTCCAGCTTCCGCTGCCGCCGGATCTCGATGACACGGCGGACGTGGTGATCCATCTGCGGGCCAAGATGAGCGGCGCCACCGACACCCCGGTGATCTCTGCGGACTCCTACTTCAACGAAGCCGACACGAAGGTCGAGGACGATAGCACCGCATGCGGGTCGGCGTTTGCCGAGGAGACCATCACCATCGGCGCTGCGGATGTGCCCTCTGGTGCGCAAACGCTGAGCGTAGAACTGACCCCGGGTGCTCACACCACGGACACGCTCAAGGTCTCGGCGATCTGGCTGGAATACACGCGGGCGCTGCTGACGGCCTAATCATTTAATCGACTAATTATCTAAGGAGTCATCATGCCCCGTCCGACTAGTGCCACAACCGTCCAGCGCCCCGACCTCGGCGCGCTGGCTTACGAGTATATGATCGATGCGCCGAACCGCGGGTTCATCGGCATGGCCATTTTGCCGGTGTTTGAAGTGCCGGACAAAACCGCCGACTATCCGTTGATCCCGATCGAATCGCTGATCAAAGATCAGGACACGCGCCGCGGCGCCAACGGCGATTACCAGCGCGGCGACTGGAAATTCGAGACCGGAACCTACAACTGCGAGGAGTTCGGCTGGGAGGAACCGGTCGACGACGTCGAAGCGGCATTGTACAGGCGCTTTTTTGATGCGGAGGAGGTCTCCACCGAGATCGCCGTCGATCGCATCATGCGCGGCCACGAGCGGCGCACCGCTGCTTTGGTGTTCGCTTCCGCGGATGCGAACATCTCGATCGAATGGTCCACGGCGGCCACCGCGGTGCCGCGCACCAATATCGAGGCGGGGAAGGCCGCGATGCGCGCCGCCTCGGGACTGCTGCCCAATGCGCTCGTGATGGGCTACACCGCGTTTCGCAACGCCCTGAACACCGCGGAGGTGAAGGACGCGCTCAAGTACACCAACCCGATCGAACTGGGCGGGGACGAGGTGCAGCGGCGCGTCCTGGCGCAGTATTTCGGCGTCGGCGAAATCCTGGTCGGCGGCTCGCAGTACGATAGCGCGAAGAAAGGGCAGAGCTTCACCCTGGCTGACATCTGGGACGACGAGTACGTCGCGCTGATTCGCAAGTCCGACGGCGGCATGCGGCTGAAAGAGCCAGTGTACGGGCGCACTTTCTTGTGGATGAACGATGCGCCGCAGGAAGTCGTGGTCGAGACCTACCGCGAAGAAGCGCGGCGCGCGACCATCGTGCGCGCCCGTCAGCACGTGGACGAGGCGGTGATCTTCGCCGGCGCGAAATACGTGCTGGGCAACATCACCGCATAACCGCGGCGATTCACGGCGCCATGGCCTTCACCGAAACCGCCACCGACTTCATAAACGACGATACGCCCGGCTACGTCCTGGCCACGGTCGGCGGGGTCGAGGTCGGTGCGCTCTTCGATAACGACGCGCAGGCGCTCGGGATCGGGTTTTCCGGGATGGAGGCGCGCAAGCCCAGCATCATGTGCGCGTCCGCGGATGTATCCACGGCCGTGCATGGCACCACTGTCGTGATCGACGGCGACAACTACACCGTTGGCAACGTCTATCCCGACGGCCAGGGTATGACCACGCTGGAGCTGAAAACCGCATGAGCAAATTTGACGACATCGTCGACGATGTGATTGCGCTATTGGAGGTAGTGCCCGCAGTTGCATCAGGAAATATCTTCGCCGAAAAGCCGCGACTGATTGCAGAATCGATTGATTTGTCCGTAGTGGTGCGCATCCGGTCGAGCGCACCGGAGCGCGGCCCCATGGGCGCGGTGACCTGGAGCAGCACGCTCGCCATCGACATCAACTCGCGCGGGGACCGGCCAGCAAAGCTCGCGAGCGCGACGGTGCTCGCGATCTACAATCGCATCATGGATGATCCGACGCTCGCCGGCACTGTGATCGATTGCGAGCCCGGGCCGATCGATTGGGATTTCGACAACGCCGACACCGATCTGTGCGCGATGACCCTGCTGTGGAATGTGCAGCATCGCACGACCGAGACCCTGACATAGGAACGCGAGCATGGCCAACCAGATCATCAAGGATGCGCGCCTGTGGATTGGCGGCTACAACCTCTCCGGCGACGTTAACCGGCTGGCGATGGACCTCTCCGCGGAGCTGCTCGACAACACTACGCTCGAAGACAGCGCGCGCTCGCGCCTGTCCGGTTTGCTGGTCTCTGCGGTGCAGTGCGATGGTTTCTGGGACGCCGGCGCCGGCGAGCCGGATGACGTGGTGGATGGATATTTTGCGCTCGCTGACGTGCCGGTGTCGGTGTGTCCGATCGCAGCGGCAGCCGCCGGCAGTCGCGCGTTCACGTTTCGCGCCGCGATCGGAGACTACCAGCGCGGTGCGTCGGTCGGGGACATGTTCAAATTCACCGCCGGCGCCGAGGGCTCTGGCGGCGTCCCCCTGGTGCGCGGCCTCGTGCTCAATAACGCGGCGCAGACCGCAACCGGAGCCGGGACGGCATACCAGCTCGGCGCGCTGTCGGCGGCGCAGAGCTTGTACGCAAGCCTGCATGTGCTCGCGGTCTCTGGCACTGTCACCCCAACGCTGACCTGCAAAATCCAGTCCGACGACAACGAGGCGATGACATCGGCGACTGACCGCATTACGTTCGCCGCCGCAACCGCGATCGGCTATGAGTGGGCCTCCGTCGCTGGCGCGGTCACCGACGACTGGTGGCGCGCGTACTTTACCATCTCGGGCACCGACCCGAGTTTTCTGTTCGCGCTGGTCGCGGGCATCCGCTAGGAGATAGAAATGGCAAACATCGTGCTCAAAGACGCCTACGTCATGATCAACGCGGTCGATCTCTCGGACCACGTCAAATCGGTCACGCTCAACTACAAGGCCGAGTTGCTCGACGACACCGCGATGGGCGACAGCGGGCGTTCGCGCATCGCTGGCCTGCTCGATTGGGACGCGGACATCGAGTTTTATCAGGATTACGCGGCCAGCAATGTGGATGCAACATTGTTTCCGCTGGTCGGCGCGGCAGCGTTCGCGGTGAAAATTCAGGGTGTGTCCGGTACCATCAGCGCGACCAATCCGCAATACCAGGGCAACGGCGTGCTGGAGAGCTACCAGCCGGTGGGCGGCAGCGTTGGCGATAATGCGATGACGCCGTGCAAGATTATGGGCGGCGACGGTTCGGTGCTCGTGCGGGATGTGACGCCGTAATGTTGACACGCGAGCAAATCCTAAGCGCACCCGACCTGCGCACCGAAACGGTCAACGTCCCCGAGTGGGACGGAGCCGTTGTCGTCCGCACAATGACCGCGGCAGAGCGCGACGAGTACGAGCAAAGCATGGTCGCCTCGCGCGGGCCCGACGAAAGCGCAAACCTGCGCAACGTGCGCGCGCGCCTCGTGGCCATGACTGCGGTGGACGAGGCCGGCAAGCGGCTGTTTATGGATGCCGATATCGCGGCGCTCGGCGCGAAATCAGCGAGCGCGGTAAACCGCGTGTTCCAGGTCGCCTCCCGTCTCAACGCGCTCACCGAGTCCGACGTCGAGGGCCTCGCAAAAAACTCCGCAGCCGGCCCCAGCGCAGATTCGCCTTCCAATTAGCGCGCGAGCTGAGGGTCGGCAGCGTAGCGCAAATGCTCGGCAGCATGTCGAGCGTGGAATTGTCCGAATGGATGGCATTTTTTATGCTCGAACGCGAAGACCACGAAGCCGCGCGCACTGACGCCGAGTTGAGCCGCGGCGCCGCTGAGGGCCTGAAAAAGCGCATCGCGCGCCAGCGGGGCCGATAATGCCTAACGCGAACGAAGTGCGTATTCGCATATCGGCCGATGCCGAACGGCTGAAACGCGACATGAGCCAGGCGCGCCGCGTATTCGATACCGGCGTGAACGGGATGCAGAGCGCCCTGGGCGCCCTCGGCGTGGGCTTCGGCGCCGTCCAGACGGTGCGCTTTTTCAAGGGGATTATCGACGGCGCGGACGAGATGCGCAAGCTCGCGCAGAAAACCAACATGGCGGTCGAACAGGTCGCGGGCTGGACACACGCGCTCGATCTCGCGGGCGTGAGCCAGGAGGCATTGCAGAAAGCGGCGAAGACCCTTGGCACGCAGATGCTCGATGCCTCGACGGGATTAGCCGAGGCGAAACGCAATTTTGCCGCGCTCGACATCGACATCAAGAAAAATGACGGGTCGCTCAAATCCGTGAATGACGTGCTGCTCGAAGTTGCGGATCGGTACGCCAATGCGACCGACAAGACCGCGGCTGCAGCGCTGATGAACAAGGTGCTGGGCAGGTCCGCGCTCAATCTGATACCCGCGTTCAAGGACGGACGCACGGCGCTGGAGGCGATGATCGCCGAAGGCCAGGCGCTCAATCCGATCACGGAAGAATCCGCGCGCCAGGCCGAACAGTTCAACGACAATTTGCAGCGCCTGTCGAAAACGATAAAAAAGGAATTCATCGTCGCCATGAATACGGCGCTGCCGGCGATGTCGGCCATCAGCGAGAACCTGGTGCGCTCCACCCGCGAGGGCAGTACGTTTTGGGGCGTCATGAACGAAGGCGCGAAATTGTACCTCGCGACGATGGGGACGCTCTTCCCGATCCTCGAAGGCGTGACGCAGAAAGGGTTCAACGCCCTCGCCGCGAAGAGCGGGACGATTCTGCGTCCGGGCGAAGTTGCCGGCAAGATCGGTGGCCTGCCTGCTGCTGGTGGAAAGCCGTTCACGCCGAAGATCACCGATGCGACCGATGCCGCTGCCGCTGCCGCGAAGCTAGCGGCCGAAATGAAGAAGCTGCGTGCTGACGATATTCAAGGCTGGATCAAGCACGCAGATGCAGTGTTTGCAAACGCCGACGAAGAAAATCTCGCTCTTGCAGAAATCTCAGCGGCGTATTGGGCGAACGAGGAACGACTGCGGCAGGCGGATGTGGCCGGCTGGATCGCCAGCATCGATGCGCAAAAAACAGCATATGAGGATGAGTTACGCGCAATTGCTGAAATCAACGCGAGCGCGACCGACGAAATGACAGAGTTCTGGAAAGCGGCCGCGCAAAGCATGCAGCACTCGATGAGCGGGCTGTTCTTCGACGTGATGCAGGGGAATCTTTCCGATCTTAGCAGCAGCTTCAAGCGCACGATTGATCGCATGGTCGCTGATGTGCTGGCCGCAAAAGCCGCTACGGCGCTGTTCGGTCCCGAGTTCGGCAAGGGCGGCGACATCGGCGGGTTGATAGGAAAGGGCATTGGTTGGTTAAGCGGATCATTCGGTGGAGGAGGGCTAGCTGGTATCGACGCGATGGCGATGCCTGCGCTGGCTACTGGGACGCCATTCGTTCCGCGCGACATGCCCGCTTTTCTGCATCGAGGGGAGGCAGTGATCCCGGCGGCGGAAAACAAAGTGCGCGGCATGAGCGTCACCAATGTTTTCCACGTCACTGGACCCACTGACACGCGCAGTCAGGCACAGATCGCCGCAGCGGCCGGGCTGGGCGTGCAAAGAGCGCTCGCGAGAAATACGTAATGCCATTCGTCGAGACGCCGCGCTTTCCAGACGCAATCGCAAGAGGTACCCAATTTGGGCCGGCATACTCGACCGCACTTGCCCGCAATATCGGCGGGCATGAGGTCAGAAATAAAAACTGGTCGATGCCGCTATATCGCGGCGACGTATCGCACGGCGCGAAGACGCAGGCACTTATCGATGATCTGCTCGCGTTCTTTCACCACACCGCCGGGATGTACAACGGATTCCGGTTTAAGGATTTCGCCGATTTCGAGGCGGCCGGTGCGGAAGGGACGCTGACGGTGATCGTCGCCGACACGACGTGGCAACTCTACAAAACCTACACCTATGGCGCGATCACCGCGACGCGCAAGATCCAGAAGCCGGTAACCGGAGTGGCGTTCGCCGGCGGCGGCACCTACGAGCTCGACACCGCGACGGGCATCGTCACGCGCACCGCGGGCGCGAATCCTACGAGTTGGACCGGAGAATTCGATACGCCAGTCCGGTTCAATCTGGATGAATTTTTGCCGATTGGCATGACGGCAGCGGTGTATAACCTGCCTGCAATTCCCATCATTGAAATCAGAATCTAGCCGTGAAAACGCTACCAACTAATCTAGCTGCGCATGTCGCGACTAAGCTCACAACACTGGCGACCGCGCTGAAAGTCACGCGCGAGGATGGCACTGTATTTGGTTTCACGACGCATGACGTTGATGATGTTGTTTCGAGCGTGACCTACTCGGCCAATCCAGGTCTCGACGTGACCGACATTGTGATCGCCGCGAACGCCGCGGTGGGTAACATGGAATTGACTACCCTGCACGACGGCTCGGTATTTACGACCGCGGACCTGCTCAACGGTCTTTGGGATAACGCGGCGTTCAGCATTTTCCGCTACAACTGGGCGAGCCTCGCCGACGGTATCGATACGCTGCTCGTCGGCACGTTTGGCGAGGCGACGCTGCAACGGAACAGCGTCGTAATTGAGCTGCGCGACCTTCGGCAGTATTTGCAGCAGCCTGTCGGCGCCGCCTCGTCGAAGACCTGCCGAGCGCGTCTGGGTGACGCAAAGTGCGGCAAAAGTCTCGCCGCATTCACCTATACCGGCGCCGTGACCGAGGTGACAGATAACCAAGTCTTCAAAGATGTTTACCGCTCCGACGCGGGTGAACCGGCGACATGGTTCGACGAGGGCGTGCTCACCTGGACCAGCGGCGCAAATAACGGCGTGTCGGTCAAGATCAAATCCTACGTCGTAGATTGGTTCACGCTCGCGCTGCCGATGCGCGGCACAATCACCGTAGGTGATACGTACTCCGCGATCGCGGGATGCCGAAAACGCCTGGCGGAGGATTGCGATGCGAAATTCGACAACGTGCTCAATTTCCAGGGTGAGCCGCATCGCCAGGGCATCAACGACGTGATGAAGGAGGCGTAGGTGCGTAATGCGATGCGCATCAGTCATCTCACCCGAGCGGATGTCGTGGCCGCCGCGAGGGGATGGATCGGCACTCCGTTCCATCACCTTGAGCGCCGCAAAGGCATCGGCGTGGACTGCGCGGGACTGATCGTCGGCGTATGCCGCGAGTTGGGCCTGGTGCCGGCGGAATTTGATGTGCCTGCGTACACGCCGACACCGGACGGCTACACCATGCGCGCGAGTTGTGCGCAGTATATGGTGCCGATTGCGCGAGCCGCGATGCAACCAGGCGACGCGATTTTGCTCGTGACTGATTTGCACCCGCAGCATTTGGGGATTCTCGCGGACTATGCACACGGTGGTCTGTCGATCATTCACGCGGCAAACAGCGCACATCCGCCGCGGGTGATCGAGACGCGGCTGATGTTCTCGCGTGCGCTGCGGTTTGTTGCCGCCTATTCGCTGCTGGAGATTAACTGATGGCCGTCCTAGCGCTTGCGGTCGCCGGTGCTTGGCTTGCACCCGCAGGCTACGCCGCGGTCGGCTGGGCGGTCGGCTCGGCGATCGGCTCCATGCTCCAAGACCCGACCAAGGTCCAAGGCGCACAGCAGTCGCTGATGGACTTGCGTGTCAGCGGCAGCGAATACGGCCAGCCTATTCCCTACGTGCGCGGCGCCGCCGCGATCGCGGGACAAATGTGGTGGAATACCGATCGGCGTCCGACGACCACGACGACTACCACATCGAGCGGTGGCAAGGGTGGCGGCGGCGTGGAAACGAGCACATCCACGACCACCTACGACATGGATTGTCTGATTGGGCTGACCGACAACGAGATCATCGGCATCCGCCGCATCTGGTGGGGCGGTGATCTGATTTATACCGCTGCAGATGATGCTGATGCGGAGAGTCTGGCCGCGAGCGTGGATAGCGAACGCTGGACCCGGCTCACGATCTATACCGGCGCATCGGATCAGTTGCCCGATCCGACCTACGAGGCAGCGGTAGGCACCGCAAACGCGCCAGCTTATCGCGGGCGCAGTTACGTGTTCATCGAATCGCTGAAGCTCGGCCAAAGCGGGCAGGTGCCGAATCTGGTGTTCGAGGTGGTCGTCGACGGTGATTTTGTGCTTCGCCCCATATGGTTGATCGGCGATACCACCGCATCCTACGAACCGCGTGATCCAGCGTACAGCAATCCGTTGGGTTCGTTGGCTGCGGGGCCGACGGAATTTATCGCGGCAACGCAAGAGATACAGCAGGAAACCCCGTCGTTTCGCCTGCTCGTTTCGCCTGACGGCATCGCGTGGACAGCCCGCGATATCGGCAGCGCGCACATCCGCATCTATTCGCTGTGCTACGGCGGTGGCCAGTACGTCGCGATGGCCTACAATTGGTCAGCAGGCATCGTCGGCGCATTGCGCTCTTCTGATGGCCTCACGTGGAATTGGTCATCCACCGGGATCGTGCAGGCCGCTGGCTGGACGATTGTCATTTACGGCGGCGGTCAGTACGTCGCAATGTTGGGTTTCTCCGGTTCAGGCGGTTACCGGGCGATGACATCACCCGACGGCATCACATGGACCAAGCGCGCGACACCGGCGCCGGATTCGTGGAACTGGTTGGGCATCGCCTACGGGGCTGGGATATATGTGGCCGTCTCCATCAACGGGATGATGACCTCCCCTGATGGAATCACGTGGACCACACAGGGACCGTTGGCAAATGCTGTTACGTATGCCGCGGGACTGTTTGTGGCTGTCAGAAATGCGACGTGCTATTCGTCGGCCGATGGGATCAATTGGACGCAGAGAACCACACCGGACAAACAGTGGACCGCGATCACCTACGGCGGCGGATTATTCGTGGCGGTCGCGAACGGCGGCACTGCGGCGGGCAGTCGATCGATGTCGTCGCCCGACGGTATTACGTGGACCGCGGTCGAAACGCCTGCGGATAACGAATGGCATGAAATCGTATATGCCAACGATTTATTCGTCGCGACCGCGCTGACTGGTTCGGGGAACCGCGCGATGGCCGCAACGATTGATGCGACGACGATGTCGATTGCGCCGCCAGCCGTCTCCACTGTCGTCTCCGATTTGTGCGTGCGCGCCGGTCTCACTACAGGACAGATCGACGTAACCGATCTCGCGAGCATCACGCGCACGGTTGCTTGCTTGCCAATTTCGCAGATCGCGCCCGCACGGCAAGCGCTTGAGCTGCTCATGAGTGCGTACTTTTTTGAAATAACGATCTCGGACAAACTGTATTTTCGCCCGCGCGGTGCAGCCTCAGTCGCATCAATTCCGTATCTCGACCTGGGCGCAACAATGGGGGATGAGCAGCCTGAGCCGCTCGCGCTGCATCGTGCGAACAACCTGGAGTTACCCGCGCAGATCGCGCTGACGTATATCAACGTCGATGAGGACTACCAGACAGACACGCAGTATTCGGACCGGATGGTTTCCGCGATGGCTGGCACTGTTGAGGCGTTACAGATGGCGCTGGGGCTCACGCCGTCGGAGGCGAAGGCGATTGCGGACACGATGATGCTCGATCAAGTGGCGGGAGCAACGTCAACCACGATTGCGTTGCTCGGAGATTATTGTCGCCTGGAACCGACCGATACCGTAACGGTCACCGATGCCGACGGCGTCGAGATTAGTCTGCGCCTGGTGAAAAAAACCGATAGCTATCCGCTGCTCACGTTCGATGCGGTTCTAGACGATGTGTCGGTACTTACATCAACAGGAGTCACGAGCACGGATTACACACCTAGCACCGCAGTCGCGCCGGCCGTGAATACGGAAATGGAATTGATGGATATTCCGATCCTGCAAGATGCGGACAACAATGCGGGTTTCTACGTCGCGACGAAGGGCGATGGCACGACGTACCCAGGCTCGGCCGTTTTCAGCAGCGCAGACGATATCGAGTACACGCGCAAAGCGACGATCGAGGAAAGCGCGGTCTTCGGAACATGCACTTCTACGCTAGGCAATTGGACTGGTACCAGAGTGGTCGACGAGACGAATACCGTGACCGTGAACGTAGGCGATGGCACGCTAGAGAGCAGCACGCGCGCGGCGATCTTGAATAGCCTCAGTACAAACGCGATGCTGATAGGCAGTGAGTTGATCCAGTTCATAACCGCGACGCTGGTATCAACTGGCATCTACACGCTCTCCGGACTGCTGCGCGGATGTCGCGGTACGGAATGGGCGATGACCGGGCACGCGGCGTCCGAGCGCTGCGTGCTGCTACGCGCGGCGGGCTTGCGCCGCGTCGCGATGGCGAATAACGAGCTGGGGCTCGCCCGCTATTACAAGGGCGTGACGATCGGGCGGGCGGTGAGCACCGCGACGGCGGAACAATTCACCGACAACGCCGTCGGCCTCAAACCGTTTGCGCCAATCGATTTGCGCGCCGCGCGCGACACATCGAACAACATCACATTCACCTGGCAGCGGCGCACGCGGCTCAGTACGCGCATGATTGGCACGCTCGGAATAAGCGTTCCGCTGGGCGAGGACTCGGAAGCCTACGAAATCGATATCTACTCCGATGGGACTTATACAACCGTGCTGCGCACGATCACGGCGACGAGCGAGACCGCAAGCTACACCGCCGCTGAACAGACGACGGACGGGCTCACACCGGGTGACACCGTGTACTGCCACGCCTATCAACTAAGCGCCCAAATCGGGCGCGGCTACTCATTGGAGCAGGCGGCATGAACCTACAGACTATCAATGCTTCGGCCTCGCCCGAGGTGCAGATCAATGAAAATTTCGAGACGCTCGATTTCGCGAGCGTCTATGGCAAACGCCCAGCGGCGACAAGCGGCCTCACCTGGGGCTATTACGGCGGCCGCTGGAGCGGTTTTGCGATCACCGCGGACGTGCTGACGCTCACTGGCGCGAGCACGAATTACCTCTCCGTATTGCGCTCCTCGGGAGTAATCAGCACCAGCACGGCGACAACGAACTGGGATAACACGACGCTCTATGCCCGCGTGTATAAGCTCACCACGGCGGGCGGTGCCGTGACCGCGGTGGAAGATCATCGCGCTGGTGCATATGGCGTATTTACGAGCGGTGATGGCGACGTTGTTGGCCCAGCGTCAGCGACTGCTGATGATTTGGCGCGCTTCGACGGTACGACCGGAAAATTAATCAAAGCCGGCATCGCGCTGAGCACGAGCACGACGCTCGCCGAAGATAGCGACGCTGTCGTCGCTACCCAAAAAGCAGTCAAAGCCTACGCCGATGCGCTGATCTCGACCGCGGATGCGATGGTGTACAAAGGTGCGACAGACTGCTCGACAAATCCCAATTACCCTGCGGCGGATGCCGGGCACACGTATCGCGTGAGCGTGGCGGGCAAGATCGGCGGCGCGAGCGGCAAGGTTGTCGAAGTCGGCGATTGGTTTATTTGTAATACCGATTCGACCGCGGGCGGGGCTGAGGCCGCTGTCGGGACGTACTGGAATGTGATCCAGACGAACCTGGATGGCGCGGTGATCGGTCCCGCGAGTGCGACGGGAGATGCGGTCGTGTTGTTCGACGGCACGACCGGCAAATTGATCAAGGGTGGGGGTGCGCTAGGCACCGCCGCATTCGCCGCCACCGGCGATTTTGCGACCGCCGCACAGGGTGCGCTTGCCGATACCGCGTTACAGGCAGCGGCCATTGGTGTTTCTGTGCAGGCGTGGGATGCGCAGCTCGACAGTTTGTCGGCGGCAACGGCCAACGGCGTATCGCTCATTACGGCCGCTAATTACGCCGCGATGCGAGCGCTGCTCGATCTTGAGGCAGGGACTGATTTTTATTCGATCGCTGCTGCTGACTCGGCATTTGCCACTGCCGCGCAGGGGGCACTAGCGGACACGGCATTACAGACTGCTGTGGACGGCACGCCTGCATCAGATCATACAGCGAGCGGGCCGCAGACCAATACATTCGCGGCGGGCGCATCGATCACCGTGATGGACCTGGTGTATCTCGGGGCGGCCGGGAAATGGTTAGCCACTGATGCGAGTGCAGCGGCAACCGGATCGGGGCTGCTCGCGATCTCACTGGAAACGAAGGCCGATACCGAGGCAATGAATGTTGCGCTGCCAGGTACGTTTGTGCGCGATGATACCTGGGCATGGACCGTTGGCGCGCCGCTGTATATGTCTGAGACCGCAGCGGCGATCACCGAGACGCAGCCGACAACCACGGACGCGGTGATTCGCGTGGTTGGTTTTGCGGTGACAGCGGACGTGATGTATTTCAATCCGTCACCGGATTACATCACTCATGTGTAGTAGACAGATAGCGGCGCTGGCGGCGCTCCTGTTGCTGTTCGCTTGCTCGCGCACCGACGAGGGCGCGATCAAGGTGCAGTGGGTGGAGTTAGACGATGTGTCGGTCGAGTGCAAGGACGGTCCGTGGGTGGTCGCCGGGTGCTATAGGTGGAATGGGGATACGTGCTACGTGTTCACGGGTAAGCCAAAGTCGGAGACCGACAAGGCGGTGCACATGGCGCTGGGGCACGAGGTCCGTCATTGCTTTCGGGGCGAGTTTCACGCGAGGCTGAGTTACTGAGATGGCAAATAAATATTGGGTCGGCGGAGCGGGCACGCTAGACGGCGCTACGACTACACACATTTCAGACTCGGATGGTGGTGCTGGAGGGGCAGCATATCCGGCTACCACGGATGATTTTTATGTGACCGCTTCATCGGGTACATTCCCGTTTACTTTGACGTTAAGCGTAAGTCCGACGTTTGCTTCATTCAACGCTGCTGCGAGTAGCGCTATCGCCCGCCTTTTGCTCGCATCTTCTGTTGTAGGTACACAGCGCACTATCACCGCAGCCGCAGTCAGCCTGACCGATGTGGACTTCACCGACATCACGGGCGCGGGGGCTGCCGCGCCGTTCACCGGCACGCGCCTCGGTAACGCAGCAGGGAACTCGGGCATCACCTTTACCACTGCGGCTGACAAGTTCTACGTCGGCAACACCGCGAACTGGAACGGCACGGTCTGGGCGTTGACGAGTGGCGGGGCAGCCGGGGCTGATAATTTCCCGCTGCCGCAGGATACGGCATATCTCGACGCCAATTCATTTTCGGCCAACGGACAGACGCTTACCATCAACGGCGCGTTTCGGCTTCCGTCTATCGTTGCCTCGGGCACAGACCAGACGTACACGATAGCGACGGGCACCAATGCGCCGACGCTGTACGGCTCGGCCTACACCCTCGACTCCAACGCGACGGTTTCAGGCACCGGAGCGCTCACCTTCAGCGGTCGCAACACGCAGACGATTACGAGCGCAGGGAAGTCGTGGACGCAGCCGTTCACGATTAATTCCATTGGCGGGACGGTAATGCTTGGAGATGCGCTAACGCTGCCGAGTACGCTGACATTTACCCAGACGAATGGAACATTGAACCTCAATGGGCAGATACTAAGTATTGGCTATATGGTGCGTAACAGCGCAGCAGATGTTGCGCCGATGGTTGGCAATGGCGGGGCGATTACCATTACCGGCATGAATGCAACTGTCTGGAGTGGGGGGAGAAATCCATCTGATGAGATTAATGTAACCTTGACAGGAAACGGATCAAACGTGGCGACGTTCGGCGGTTTAATTAATTCGAATATTAACATGGCGTTTACTGCGGGGGCAATCACTTTTTCTAATGGGGGTGTCGGAAATCTTGACTTCACTGGTGCAATAAGTTGGGCAAATCCGAATTTCGGCTTGACGATATATGGCAGTCTTATCTTTCCTGCTGGGTTTACTCTGACGGCGGGCACTGGACTTGTGACAATGGCCGCGACGAGTGGGACACAAGTACTCACTACCAACGGGGTGATTTATGATCGGCCTTTCACCATCAACGCCCCCGGCGCGACAGTACAACTCGCGGATAATCTCACACTCGGCAGCACGAGGACGCTCACTCACACGGCAGGAACGATTGACCTAGCGGGGCAGACTCTAAGCACTGGCCGACTGGCAACATCAGGTAGTACAGCGAGAACGCTTACCGACTCCGTTGGCGCAGGCAAGATCGCCACGACAGACACGACAGCGGCAACAGTGTTTGATGCGACGACGGTAACGAATCTGACTATTGACCGCACGAACCCTTGGAGCATAGAGATAGGCGGGGACACGACGAATATTCGCACGATGAACCTCGGTGCCGGAAAAACGTGGCCCGCTATCAGTTTCACGAACACGACGGCTAGTGGTGAGCTTGACCTGGTTTCCAGCGGCGTGGCGACAGTAATCAAGAGCCTCACCGTGAGTACACCGCCGCAGACAATCAAACGGACTGCTGGGACAACGATTACAGTTGAGGATGAGAATGGATTCCCGAGCGGGACGGCAGGCAATCTCGTTACCGTCGGCAGTATCACTGCGGCGACGCATACCTGGACGAAATCCGGTGGTGGGCTGGTATCGCGAGACTATTTGTCGATCAGTAGATCAACTGCGACACCTGCTGATACGTGGTACGCCGGTGCGAATTCAACGGACGGGCTAAACAATTCTGGGTGGACGTTCGCAGCGCCGCCGACAACGGATGTGAAAACATTCAACGGAGTTATCTACGCTTCGGTGAAAACAGTTAATGGTCTGGCAATCGCAAGCGTGAAAACGCGAAACGGATTGGCGTAACGCGAAAGGAACGCGACATGGAACTACAAGAGCTATTCAACGCAGCCATCGCAATAATTCTCCTGTTGAGCGGGATTCTTCTAAAGTCGATCTACGACGCCATCAAGGACCTCCGGCGCTCGGACGGCGAAATCCACGAGAGGATTAACGCGATACCCAATATCTATAGGCGGCGGGAAGATTCAATCTCATTCGAGAGCAGAATTGAAGCAGCCCTAGTTCGGATCGAGGCGAAACTCGATAGCAAGGCGGACAAGTGAAAATCGCCTTGATCATCCTATTGCTCACCGGCTGCGTTAATGCGCCCGAGCGCGCGCTGTCTCCGGAGCAGGATGCCGCAATCGGAAAGTATTGCGCAGCGGTCGAGTGCGTAGTCGTGCCGGCGCCTATCATGCGGCAGATGCTCGAAGCGTTGAAAGGACGCGCGCTATGACTTACATCGAGATAGTAACGGCGCAGTTGCGCGTTGATGAGGGTGTGCGCGCAAAGCCATACCGCGACACCGTGGGAAAGTTGACCATCGGCGTAGGGCGCAACCTCGACGACGTCGGACTGCGCCCGGATGAAATCGACTACCTGCTGGCAAATGATGTGCGCGTAGCAAAGGATACCGCTGAGACCCTATTCGCCAATTTCCACGCATTGTCCGACGAGCGCAAAGCCGTATTGATCAATATGGCTCTCAACCTCGGGCAGACGCGCCTGGCCAAGTTTGCCCGATTCCGTGCCGCCGTCACCACGGGAAACTTCGCGCTTGCCGCGATCGAAATGCTAGACTCGGCGTGGGCGGTGCAGGTCGGCGATCGCGCCAATCGGCTTGCTGAAAAAATGAAGGGGTGAGATATGAATCCACTATTGCTAGGCCCATTATTTGATTTGGGCAAATCCCTGATCGAGCGCATTTTTCCGGACAAGATCGCCCAGGCCGCTGAGCGCGCGCAGGCTGAAATGGCCTTGGCTACTCTCGCTCAGGATGGAAAACTCAGAGAGTTGGGTATCCAAATGTCCGCTATCGTGGCTGAGGCGCAATCTGCCGACCCGTGGACATCGAGGGCAAGGCCTTCGTTTTTGTACGTCATCTACATCATGATTTTGCTGGGCGTGCCTATGGGCGTCCTTAGCGCGTTCCGGCCCGAGTTGGCTACCCTGATAGCTTCTGGCTTGCAACAGTGGCTTGCTGCCATCCCGGATAGCCTCTGGGCGCTGTTCGGCGCGGGGTATCTCGGCTACAGCGGCGCCAGAATGTGGGAAAAGGGTAAAGGCGTAGCAAAGTGATACATTCACGAGCGGCAGAAGCGGCGCTAATCGTTTCCGCCTAGCCGTGCGCACTTCTTACATTGCGTTGACCCCGGCCTGGGCGCTACCGCGAACCCTGGATTAATCTCCAGTCCGCAGGGAGTCGTGAACAGCGCTGACGTGTCCGTCGTGCGCGGCATCAGATGCGACACCCATTTGATGCTTGGGTGTTGCGTGCTTATCGGGACACGCCATGCCAGTTTTTTCATAGGTCCCCCGCCTCTTGGTGAGCCTGTTCCTGATACATTTCTTCCTCTTGCTGGCGCTCGTACTCGCGGTTGCGCTGTCTCTGTTCCTCGCGCCGCTGTTCGACCATTTCTTCCTCGCGCCGTTCTTCCTCGCGCCGTTCTTCCTGCCTACGTTCGTTCTCTCGTTGCAAGCGGTCGAACTCATTTGCGTAAGCGCGTTGATCGTCGCGTCCATAACGGTCGTACATATCTCTGTCTTTTCTGCCTCGCCACGCGAAGTCGTGTTCAGCCTGCTTTTTGGCGTCAACTTCACTAAAATAACTCATTTCTCCTCCTTTCCGTCAGTCGGCGGTGCCGGTAGGTCCCGCAGATGTGGCCACCAGTGCGAGCCTGGCTTCAAGTTGCAAAATCTTTCCAACCGCCTTGATCTGCCAGGCTTCGAGTTCCTTCACTCTGGATTCTGCAGCTTCTGCGCGGAGCCGTTCCCGATCCCGCTGGGCTACAGTAGTTTCCACATCATATTTTGCCTCGCGACGACCTAATATCCTATCGCTCTTGTCAGTCATGACAGTTCCTGCGATCGCGCCTGCACGACTTTTCCCTGAGTGGACTTCATCGTCACTTCCGGATCTCGCAGTGCTTTTCCGATTTCTTCTACGGCCCCAGAATTAAATCGACGCAGCACAGACACGGGCCACGCATCCGGTCCGTCGGGCTCGGAGTCCGCACAGAGTTCGGCCACTCTCCGTCCGCAACAATCCAGTCGGCCATTGGTGTATCCGGTCCACTGCACCCGGAAAACCTCTCCGAGATTATCTATGTCTCCGCAGTGCGGACACGGACGGGCTACCCAAACCAAATCCCCTACGGAGATGGGAATGTTCATAATGCCGCCATCACCCACCAGCCCAAATCCTCGGCGCTCGCCTCATCTGGACCGTCGTAGCACATCAGCAGCATGGCATCATCTGCAATACGTTCTGCGCGCGCAGAATCCTCGTCCGGCACGTTCGGCAACCAAAACGCCAGGGCGCGTTGCAGGGCAGTGATGTACTCATTCTTACATCCTTCGTCAATTGCGCGACCTTCCTGCGCAAGAAGTATTCTTGGAATTGGTGTTTTGCTCATGATCAGACTCCTTTAGCAAACTACCTCACTTTTTTTTGACACTCGCAGTTGCCTCCTCATACGCTTCCTGTATCCGCGCCACGGCCGCATCCCGCAGCGCATCGTCCACGATCATGCTCGCGCAGTCGCCGGCCGCTTTGAATTTCCGCAGGCCGATGAATTTGTCCACGTCCGCTATGATCTCCGCATCGTTGGGTCCAGCGTCGCCACCCGCGCCGGGTTCCGCAGAGAGGACGGAAGATGCCGGGGCGGGCGACGGGCTGGACTTCGGGGCGCCGGATGCCCATGCAGATAGGCGCTTTCCGGTTTCGACTGTGATAGGTTCGCCGTCCTTGAAAACTTGGCGCAGAACGTCGCGGGTGTATTTCGTTCCGTGGAATGCGTGTTCGCGGTCAATCCAGCCGTGGACAAACATTTCGTACAGAATATCCTCAGACTGTTTCGGGGACAGGTCGGTTGACCGTACCCACTCACCGACCTTCGGCGGCTTTCCTTGCGCGCCGGCCGCTTTCCATCGTTCAACGTGCGCCGGCTTGATTTCCTCCATCGTGTACTTTGCCCTCATGCACACGATCACCAGCGGGATAGGTGTCTGCGTCAAGCGTAGCATGAATTCGCGGGCATGTTGCATTTTCGGCTGTTGCCAAACGAGCGGCCCTTTCTTGCCATCGGCCTGATTCTGCGCAGCCATACCGAGTACGCCATTGACGCCTTCCCATTCGTGGCTGGCGCTGTCCACGATCAGTACTTTAGCGCCGGACTTTTCAGCCGCAGCAATCGCATCGCCGTATTCTTTCGGGGAAAAGCTGGCGCGCATAGAAATTACGGAATACCCGCCAACGACAGGATCATCTGCCCAGGCTTCGCCTCGCCCTGATTCCGTTTCGATCATGCACACGTCGGCCATACTCCCGGCGTACCCTTTGGCAAGCAACAGGCTGGAATGCGTCTTGCCGCAGCCTGATTCGGAGTACAGGCCGATAAGCGGTTTTGCCTCGGACGTGATGGCCTTGCGCAGCGTGTAGGTCATACGTTCCTCCAGTTTTTTCCTGTAGTAATATTGCAGATCATTTGCCTTGTCACGCCGAAATCTGGTGCAATTTGTTTCAGTTGCTCGCCAGCCTTTCTGCGCTCTCGAATGATTGCAATATCAGCCTCGGATAGTTTCGCCATTGGATGCTTTGACCCTGATAAATCTGCGCGCCGCCCTTTGTCCATGCAGTCATGAACATTGTCCGCATCTGTTCCAAGGAAAAGGTGTAGCGGATTTACGCAAGCGCGCACGTCGCACCTATGGCACGCGCACATTCCGTCTGGTATAGGGCCGTTGGCAAATTCCCATGACAAACGATGCGCTACTACCGTGCGATTTCGTTCAATGCGCACGCGCCCATATCCATTGCTGAAAGTGCATCCGGTCCACAACCAACAACCGTCAGTCTTTTCGACGTGGCGGAAAAAGTTTTCGCGGACGGCGGGCCTGAATGTGAAGCTCATGCCGGCGCCTTGAGGTAAGGTCCAATCGCCTTGCAGACTGCCTTGAATTCATCCCGTTTGCCATAGACGCGGACGAACACTGCCAGCATTTCATAGCCGTCATTCAGTTCGTTGGCGAGCCTGCGCTTCTCGCGCTCGGCCGCTTCCGCCGCATCGCGCTTGGCACGTTCCTCGGTTTCCTTCACGCGCGCCGCGGCCAGTTCGCGGGCTTCGGCTTCCATGCGTTCCTTGCGCGCGGCTTCCTCCACCACCCGGCGCTCTGCGTCCACCTTTTCCTGCGCCTCGCGCACGCGCTGCGCTTCGGCTGCCTGCTCGGCGCGAATCTTGGCGGCTTGCTCGTCGAGCAGGCGCTGCGCTTCCCGGCGCTCGGCCTGGATGCGCGCCTCTTCCGCGTCGCGCCGGGCCTTCGCCTCGGCTTCGATCCGGTCGCGCTCTGCCTGCGCCTTGCGGTCGGCTTCCTCGCGTGCAATCCTGGCGGCGTGTTCCTCGGCCTCGATCTTCTCGCGCGCCGCGCGCTGCTCCGCTTCGATCTTGCGGCGGGCTTCGGCGTCGGCCGCTTCCTGCGCGCGCTGGCGGGCGAGCAGTTCCTGCTGCTGGCGCTCGATTTCCGCGCGCTGCGCCGCCATCACTTTCGCCTCGGCATCCTTGCGAGTCTGTTCCTCGGCGGCGATGCGCGCGACTTCTGCTTCCGCTGCGGCTTTCGCCTCGGCAATCTTCCGGCGCTCATCCGCCTTGATCTGGTCGTCAATCGGGATTTCCAGCGCCTCGATTGCCTCCCGGATACGCTTCGCCTCGCTGTCGATTTCCTGCGTGCGCTTGAGGGCAGGCGCTTTGATTTCGACGCGCACCTTTTCCAGGTCCAGCCTGTACTTGCGAAGTTCGGCGCGGCCCTTGATCGCCGTGGCCATCCCTTCCTTGGTTGTTACGTCGAACAGAACGCCTTCATAGCGTTGGCGCAGTTCGGCAAGCGCCGCAGCGAAAGGGCTGTATTCCTCGATAGCGGTAAGCGGTTTTTCAGCTACTTGCGTGTTCATTCTGGTTCCTTTTTTACATAGTCGTTTGCTTCCGCCCATGCGGAAAGTTGTGTGTCGTCAAACACATCTTGCGGTTCCATTTCCTCTTGAATCCACGCAACGATTTGATCAAGCATTGCTCTCCCGAAACTGTTGTCTTGCGTAGAAGTGGTGCTCATTCTTTGTTCTCCTTTGACCATCCAATGCGTTCAATGTCGTACTCGTTTCCGAGTGCCTGTTCCTCGCGTTCCTGCCAAGCGGCATCTTCCCAGGGAGGAATCTCCGGGTAGCAGACGCGCGTTGGGTAAGCGGGCCAACGTCCCGTATCCATGCACTGCCGCCATAGCGCCAGGCCGTGCTCGATCTTGCGCGCGCCCAGATCCGCAGCGTGCGGGTCAAGCCCGACGAGCGAGCACAGGAACGGTGCTTCCTGCTCCTGCACAAGCCAAATGTACGCAGGGACCTCGCCGCACAGCGCCTTGACGCCGCGCAGGTAGAAAGCGGCTGACGTGTAGTACCCCATTCTGATCATCTGCGTGCGGCCCCACAGATCAGGCTCCGCGCTCGTTCCGCCGGTCTTATAGTCCACGATCAGCTTGCGGTCCGCGGTGATGCGGTCAGGCCGTATTCGGCACTTTGTCGGCCCATCCTGCCAGATCATCGTTACCTCGGACTCGCCGCCTTCCGGCTGGAACGCCTGCCAGATAGCAGGCTCGGTCGCTTTCAGCGATTCGATAAATTCCCAGGCCATGCTCACCATGTCCTTGATCGTGCCGTAGTCGTCCAGCAGGATTGGAATTTTCCCTTGCTCGCGCGCCAGGTCACGCGCATCCTTGATGCTCTTATTCGTCCATCCTTTCGGGATGGCGCCGGTTCTCTCTGCCGGGTGATCGTTCGGGTCGATGACCTCGATACCGTCCTCGCTGCCTTCCAACAGGATGCCGTGCGCAATCGTTCCGGCGTCCATCGCCTTCGACGTGTCGCGCTCGCGCTCGATGTTCATCCAGCTTTCGTACCACGCCGCTTTCGGGCAGCGCGTGATAATCGTTTTCAGCAGGGACGCGCTCACCGCAGGCAGGGCGAGATACGCTTCCATTGGCAATGCGGAAATGATGCCGGGTGCAGGCTCTTTCAGGTCGATCATGTTTTATCCCTCGTAGTTATCGGCAGGCGGTTTATTCAGCAACACGTTGAGAATGGGTGCAGGGGAAGAGTTCATAATAGGTAGTGGATGAACGTAGCGCACGCCACGATATACGGTGAATTGGCGCGGTATGCCAAACTCCAGGAAGTACCCTCGATAATCGGTATCTTTGAAGCGCATCACGCGGCCCCAAGCAGCCAAAGCCAATGCGCGCCCCAGCCGAGGCAGAATCCGGCCAGCGCCATCAGCGCGTAGCCTATCCTTGCGTTGTCTCGATCGCGCTCCTTGTGCCTGGCGAGCAGGGCCAGCACGTCGGCCTGAGAGTAGTTCATGTCGCCGCCTTGATCTTCCTGACTTTCGCGTCACGTTCGGCCTCTGCCGCGTTATCGGCGGCGAGCTTGAGATCGGCCACGCGTTTGCGCTCGCGTGCCCATGTTTTGCGCACATCGGTGGAGTGGTAAGACACGTGCCGGAATTGCTCATCGTTCAGCAGCTTTCCCATCACATCCCCTGGATAGCGTTTGGTTTGTATTCGGCATTCTGCACCAGCGATGCCGGGATACTATGTACATTATTTGCGCCTGTCTATTCAGAAAAATTAATCAAACCATTAACACAAGGAATGACCGAGCGCCAAAAATTGTGCTTTACTTCGCGCCATATGATGATTGAAGTAAAGATCGGGCGAAACGCATGGCGGCGCGCAGAGGCTACAATAGATGAACACGGCTGGGCGCGCGTGTGGCTGACGTGGCCATTCGGGATGAGACTGTTCAAGACGTGGCGACCAATCACAACCTTGAAGGGGGCGAAGTGAATCCGGTTGTCATCGGCAACGCGACTTTATACTGCGCTGATTGCATGGACGTGCTACCTACGCTGCAGAAGGTGGATGCGGTGATTACTGACCCGCCGTATGGGATTCTTGCTGATACCGGCTCTGCGGCAACGCGACGTAGCGGTAGAAACCAGGACGATGGGCGCATGGCTTGGGATATTACTCCTAGCGGTGACGCTATCACGCTTATGCGCTCTAAAGCGGATAGGCAGATGATTTGGGGCGGCGTGCATCTTGAATTGCCACCAACATTTGGCTACCTGATTTGGGATAAACAGATTGACGGCCTTAACTTCGGGGAGTGTGAATTTTGCTGGACGAATTGGCGTTTCGCGCCCCGCATTTTCCGCTATCGTGCCGTTGGCGTTGACGGCGGCAAGATCCACCCAACACAAAAGCCTGAGGCACTAATGCGGTGGTGCATCAAGCACGCCGATATGCCGGAGTCGATCCTCGACCCCTTCATGGGCAGCGGCACCACTGGCGTTGCGTGCATGAACCTTGGGCGCAAGTTTATCGGCATTGAAATTTGCGAGAAATACTTTAATATAGCGGTAGAACGAATTACCAATCCACAACGACAAAGGCCGCTGTTCCCAGACGAGCCGCAGCCCAAGCCGGAGCAGGCAAGGATGGACTTGTGAACGCGCCAAAGCTCCACCACCGCGCCAAGCTCCCCGTCGAGGTCGTGAAGGCGATGCGGGCCGAGTATCTAGCCTATGTCCGCGGATATGGCTGGCTGGCGAAAAAGTACGACTGCGGCGTCTCGACAGCGCGCGACATTTGCACGTACCGGACGAGGATGGCGGCATGATCACGCCCTATCACTCCACCTACAATCAATCCCGCCGCCGGCCGGATCAGCCCATGCGCGTCTGCCCGATGTGCCGGCGCCAGTTCATCCCGCGCTGGAACCAGCACCTAGTGCATTGCAGCCAGGCGTGCGCTGGGCTTGCAAAACAGCGCGGAAAGGCGCTTGACAACGGGCGCTAGCGGGCGCATTGTGTAGTTTCTGGCCGTGATGGGCCAACGGAGGTTTTTTAGCTTGAATCCTTCCACCACCACCGCACCGCAAAGCCTCCCGGCGCTAACTTCGGCCGTCCATCACCTTTGCGTGAATAGCGGTGGTGCTGCAAGGATTCATTGATGGATACCGAACAACGTCGCAAGGCCATGCTGAAACGCTCAAAACAGGCGTGGGAGCGATACGAGCAACTCAAGGCTGCCTGGGTATTGGACCACCCGGAGGCGACGCCAGACGCCTATTCTGAGGCCATGCGAGCGATTGCCGAAAGGCTGGGGATGTAGCCTTGAATTTCTACAAACACCACCTCGGGGACTACGACGGCGCCACGGCGCACCTAAGTTGGACCGAAGATATCGCGTACACGCGATTACTCCGTTCATACTACCGAAGGGAGAAGGGATTTTCAGATACAGCAGAAGCTTGCCGACTTATCCGCGCCAATTCGAAAAATGAACGCGACGCGACAAAGGCCGTTCTTGCGGAGTTTTTCCACGAAGAAACAGACGGTTGGCATAATAAGCGAGCCGACCAGGAAATAGCGGCATACCAAGCGCAGGCGAGCACGAACAAGCGCATAGCCCGTGAACGCTACCAGCACGAATCGTGTACGAATCGTGAACGAATCGTGAACGAACCGACCACGCTCACAGTAGAAAAGCGTGCACCTAACCAGAACCAGAACCAAGAACCAAGTAAACCAAAGTCAAAAGCGTTTGCGCCGCAGGCGGCGCTGCTCGATGTTGATCCTCAGATTGTTTCCGATTGGCTTAAGGTGCGAAAAGAGAAAAAAGCCGCGCCCACAGAAACCGGGATCAAGGCGATGCGGATGGAGGCAGCAAAGGCGGGGTTATCAATGCAGGAGGTCTTGACGCTCTGCTGTAAAAACGGCTGGGCCGGATTTAAGGCTTCCTGGGATTGGAAAGACGCGGCGCCGATAAAATTGACATCCTCGGAGTTCGGCGCATGATCATTCCTCACAGCCAAATCCGCGCCCAGACCCGCGAGATTTACGATGCCGGCGGACTACCGAAAGGCCAAAAAACCGGCTGGCCTTCCGTGGACGCGCTCTACACCGTCGGCATGCACCAATTCACCATGATCACCGGGACGCCCTCGAGCGGAAAATCAGAATGGCTCGACGCGCTCATGGTGAACCTCGCCAAGGCGGAGGAATGGCGATTTTTCATTTACTCACCGGAGAATCAGCCGCTCGCGCTGCATCACTCAAAGATCATCGAAAAGTATTCTGGCAGGCCGTTTAATCCTGGGCCGACGCCCCGCATAGAACCGGACGAATTTGAAGAGGCCGAGGATTGGATGGAAGGAAAATTCCACTTCTGCAAACCTGATCGCCCGGAAATGGAATCGATATTGGTTGAGGCGATCAACCGCATTTGCCGCCCAGGGGCAGGCTATAAAACCGGCGTTGTCATCGATCCGTGGAATTACCTCGAACATCACCGGCCAGCGTTTCAGTCTGAAACCGAATACGTGAGCGATTGCCTGAGCCGTGTTATTGAGCGTGTGCGGGAGTATCCTGTACACCTGTGGCTTGTGGCGCATCCCAACAAACAGATCCAGCGCAAGGACGGCACCTATGCCGTGCCGACCCCGAGAGACATTTCCGGAAGCGCGCATTTTTGGAACAAATCAGACAACTGCATTACCGTGTGGCGCAGCAAGGAGGAACACGACCGAGAGGTCCAAATTCACGTGCAAAAAATCAGATGGAAACACATGGGAAAAATGGGTATCGCGAAACTGGATTACGATTTGGTCACCGGGCGTTACCGCGAGCAATTGAAAGCAGCGAATTATTACGAAAAGAGGGAAGCATGATCTGCGAAACCTGCGCGCTATCTCGCCCGAGCGGCGAAACGCGCTTTGATCTACCTGCGCCGTGGCTGTATTGTGCGCTACTGAAATCGTGGGAGTATCGCTCGCCGTTTATGCCGTGCAAATTTTCGCCGTCGCGATACGAGGAAAAAAAGGAGGTGAAGAAGTGAAACTCACCCCCCTCGAGCGCGCGGCAATGCGAGTCTGGCGTGCGCGCAATGCGTCCGGAATCAGCGAGCGATTTTTTGCCGTTGACGCTACGTGCAACTGCGCTAGGTGCAGTTCGGTGCGCGCGCTCAAGCGGGCGTGCGAGGATCATGCTGCGATGAAGAGGAGGGCGAAATGATGGAAACTGAACCGCTGTTTCCAGAGATTGCAATTCAGAATGTCTCCGGCGAAATTCTTCCGCCGCGACCGAATGCGTGTGGCGAACCATTTTCGTTACTCGCGTACTGGCCGCGTGGCGGGTATTGGAAAATACACTACCCACTAGGTTTTTTTTCAGCGACGGACGCTAGGATTCGCAAATATGCAGAGGATTTGCAGGCGAAAGGATGGACACATATTCACATCATGCGCCTGCCATCACTCGGGCCGTGGGCGGAAAAATGACCTACGCCCGCCGCCGCGACGCGAACCAAGGCGAGATCGAGTCCGCATTTCGCCAGTTGCTTGGCGATCACGTTACCGATTCGAGCGCATGGGCTGGGGGCGCCGGCGATTTATTTCTAAGTTTCGGCGGCGAATTCAGGGACGCATTCTGCTGTTTCGCGGAGATCAAGATCGACGACAAGGCGACGTACACCGCGCACCAGATCAGATTCCGCAATCGACATCCGGGCACGACGCGAAGGATTGAGACCGTGGATGAGGCGATAGAATACGCGAGGTGGATCAGGGCGAAGGTGAAGAAGTTGGCAGTTTAACCATAGGAGACAATCATGCAAAAAGCGACAGTCGAAAATATCGTTGAAAGGGTTGGAGAACAGTTGGGGCGTGACGGTGGGCAGACAGTCATCAACATATCGAGCGAAGGCATTTCCGCAATCGGAAAAGGTATGCACTTGACCGAGATTCGCAACGCGATACCGCAGCTCGAGGCCGCGTGCAATCGCGCGATCGAAGTGAACGACGAATTTACCCATCTGTGCAAGCTGATCGCGCTAAAAGGCGGAACCGATCCGGGCGTGTTGAAAACGTTCATCACCGCGCGATGCAATGATCGTGTGATGAAAACCGAGGCAAAGGCCGAGCAGCTTCAAATTCTATTTTCTGAAATCAGCGACTAGGGTGACGATGTTGCAGCGCGGAGATCGGGTTCGGCTATTGCCAGCCGGGCAGCGGACTGTGACGAAACGACTCCGTGATCGCACCGGAACGGTGGAAGGATTTGCTCGTAATCGCCAATGCGTGTGGGTGAGGTGGGACGGGCGGCGGACCGCGGAATCGTGGCACATGGATTTTATCGCGAGGATGAGAAAATGAAGAACCACGGCAAAGGCCGGAGCATCAACATTACCAGCGAATTCGCCACGCACGTGAATCGCTGGAAAACGGAACTATCGGCTACCCCGACCAAGGTGCCGAACACGTTCGAGCCGCTCAAATCTTGGCCGGCTGTGCCACATCCCAGGCAGGCCGAGCTTGATCAGTTTCGCCAGACGCCGAGCAGGCCGGTAGACTGACCACCCCTACCCTGCCGAGCCGGTCCCCTCCTCCTCCTCCGGTGTTGACGCAGGGTAGTTTGCCCCGAACCGTTTAGTCGCTCGGGGCTTTTTTATTGACAGGCTTTGTTGGCGGGTAGTAATGCAGGGGGGAGCCGGCAAGCGCGGCAAAATCGTCTGCTAATTCGCGCGCCACCCTGCCGCCTAGGTGCCATACGAGGATTCATGGTTTCCTCCCCCACGTTGGATTACCCACGGGTTTTCCTGGCGCCACGACAAATGCCTCTGGGAGCAGCCAAATACCGCCCAGAAGCTGTGCGCCTGGGATCCTGCCAGTAGCGCACAGGGTCCGCAGGCGGCGCGCTCCTAGGCCTGGTTTCGCGGCCTGGGTGGTGGTGATTAGGTCGGTGGTCATGATTGCCCCTTGGCGAGTGCGGCGCGGGCTTGCGCCATCATTGGCGAGTCGCTAGGATTTGCTTGCTGATCCCGGATGCGCTCGAAATGCGACAAGCATCGCCGCAGAGCTGCCACCAGTTCCGCATTGCTGGCGCGCAGACGGTCAATCTCGCGCCCGTTCGATGTCGCCTGCGCCATGAGCGCGCTATTCAGGTCTGCAACCGTTTTGCGCAGTCTGTCGATCTCAACTGCGAGCAGCGGCAATCGCTGAATGGCGTACTCGCCGATGGCCGGCGATATGCGGCGGTCTATTGTGGTCATGATGTACTCCTGTTGCGCCCGTCGGCGCGTTGATTGCGATATCCGGCAGCGCGTCCGCTGCCTGCCGTCCCCGCCTGAGTGTCCACGTCGCCAGGCGGTCACGGTCAGCCCTGGCCTACCACGTCTGGGGATTGCGATCCTCCCCACTCGGCGCACTCTCGCCCGGGTGGACTACCTGCCACCGATCAGGTGCCCGATACACGCCTCGGAGCCGGGCGACCCGGATTAACGGGCGTGTTTCGGCGCCGGCTGGCGCGCGGGATACCCGCCGCCAGCCCGACTACGCGCAGGGGCCGGCGGCGTGTTGCGTGCTACCGCAAGCGCTGCTGCACGCTGTGCCCTGGGTAGTGTCCAGAGTGGTGACCACTGAGCCATTATTCGGCCTCCTGGTTATCACCAGTCGGCCCGACTGGCAGGGACTGCACGCAATACCGGCGCAGGATCGCGCCGGCGGAATCCATTTCAGCGGGCGTCAGATCGCGCCCGCGCTGCTCGGGCTGTAGCCCCGGCAGGTCGATGCTCGTAACAGTGCCCGCCTCCGCGGCTAGCGCCAGAGGCAGCACGCCGATCACGTCGCGCCCGCGGACTAGATCGGGCGTAGCGTGCGCCACGACCTCGCCCGTGATGCCGCGCGCGGCGAGCCAGGCCACGACGCCTGGATGCCGGCTGATGATCAGCCAGGTCATCGCGATTCCCGGGTGGCTCGCCGCGTCTCGTTGTCCAGCACCCCGAAAAAGCGCTCGACGGCGTCGGTCGCGATGGCGCGCTGGCGATTGACTATCGCCATGTGGGCGACGCAGTCGATCAACGCATCCGGGGGCAGCCCACGGTACGATACGGCAATCGCCGCGTGGCATCCGCGCAGGGTGCGTAGCAGTTGTTGCTCACCGACTCTCATTTCGACCCCTCCTGTATCAGCCGGCGCAGTTCGGCGCGCTCGGCAGTGTTGAGCGGCTGGACGCCGCTGGTTCCGAGCCGCACGATTTCCTCGCGCGACTCGTCGAAATCTCCTGCGCATACGTACTCGGCGCAGGCAGACAGGGTGTCGCCTGCGCTGGTGGCCTGGCACTGGTCGTCCCAGACCACGAACGGGCCCGACCGGATGTTGACCGATCTGGGCGTCGGCCGGGCGAGGCCGACGGCGACCAGTTGACCGGTCGAGTCCGGCCGGAAAACGGTGCATGGAGCGGCTTTCATTTTAACCCCCCTCAGGCTTTCAGTTGCGAGTGGCCGACTCGCTGCGGTATTCCGAGGCCCACCCGCTAGGATGGGCAGGGGAATCAGAGATCGAAATCCTCTACTATTCTTACCCCCTGAGCATTCAGAGGTTTAGACGCGAATCTAGCGTGATCCGCGCTAAAAATCTGAATGGATGTCACGCCTGCGCCATGGCGTGACACCTGCCCCGTACACCCTGAGTACTCCCTGCGGTGCAGGGCGGCCGCCAGGATCTGGCGCGGGCTGCGATTCGGATTGCTCATGTTTTACTCCTCAGTTTGCCGGTCATCCCGCCGGCGGTCGGGTATTCCGAGGCCCCCGCGCGAGCAGGGGCAGGGGAATCTACTCCTCGACGTCGGCGAATGTTACTCTGGCATATTCCTGCCACACGCCGTCAACGAGGTGTGACAAAATGGCCGTGCCTGAGATGCACGGCGCCATGAAGGCCGCGCGTGCAGCCTCATCCGCCGTGCGATACTCGCGGATCATTCCATCCGCGATGTTGTCAGTAATCCTGTACTCCATGGAGTTCTCCTATTCTAGCTAGGCGCCGGTCGGCCCGCCGGCAGTCGGGTAACTCTGGCGGCTCGCCCTGAGTCTGTCAGGGCAGCGCTCCGATCGCTCGGACGGCTCTCGCCTGAGCCGCCATTCCGAGGCCCCCGCGCGAGCAGGGGCAGGGGAATTAAAATCTCCGAATTTTTTTGCCGGAAATCCTAACAAACTCCCCCCTCGCGTCGCGATAGACGGCGCGAATTAATCCGTCTAAGCACATCCGCATTCCAATGTACATTTCCATGATTTCATCTCCTCGTTCGCCGGTCGGCCCGCCGGCAGTCGGGTAACTCTGGCGGCTCGCCCTGAGTCTGTCAGGGCAGCGCTCCGATCGCTCGGACGGCTCTCGCCTGAGCCGCCATTCCGAGGCCCCCGCGCGAGCAGGGGCAGGGGAATCAATCCCACAGGGGCGAGTTTCCCTGCGGGGCTTTGATGCCCCGCGCAAACCGATAATTGTCCAGTAGATTGTCCAGTAGATACTGGACATTCGGTTCGTGCCCGTGCCCGTGCCGGACTAACGCCGCCGTCAGCGCGGCGTGGATGTCGTTCTCCCGATAGTGGCTGACCATCGGGTCGCGCTGCGCTACGTCCAGCGCGGTGATTAGGTCCATGATTTGATTGCTCATGTTTTACTCCTCGTTCGCCGGTCAGCCCGCCGGCGGTCGGGTATCTACCTAAGCGCCGCGGCGACTGAGCCACGGCGGGAAATCAGTTCGCGCGCTTCGGCGCGCGGCAGAACCCGACGCGCGGTCGTGCGCACATGCGCAGCGATCGCTACCGGATCGGCATCGTGGTTGAGATACTCGGCCACCGCGCGGGCGAATGCCGGGACTGACCGGGCACCGCGCGCGCTGTTGCAGCGGTGACACGCGCAGACCAGATTGGTCGGCGCGTTCATTCCGCCGCTGACATGCGGCGTCAGGTGGTCCAGCGTGAGCTTGGCGCCATCCTCCACGGTCGCGCCGCACCATACGCACGCGAGTCCGTCGCGGAGGTAAATTGCCAGGCGGGTTGACTGGCGGCACCAGTTCATCCCGGTCCAAGCGGCTTGGCGGAGGTTTTTTTTCGTGTTCATGAGTACAATATAGTCCGATGGCGGAGCAAATACAAAATGAACGTTTCTATGCCGGTATAAGAATAGTTTATGATGCGCTTGACAACGAGGAATCGAGGGGCGCAGAATCTCGGCCGTAGTTCCGCGATGTACCCAGAGTGCCAGGCCGTGCTGCTACACGGTCCGGCCTCCCCTTAGCAGAGGGCACGTGAATAAAATAACTGCGATGAATATTAACTCCCCATCAGAATTGGCGGGGCAGTCGCGCGAGCGTCAACTGGGGCGGAAAAAGAAGATTCTGAATCGGGCAGAGCGCAGAAAGCTATTCGACGCAAGGCTTGCGATAGCAAGGGCAAACCCGGCGAGCAACTTGCTGGTTAAACAGCTTCCACCTGGTCCAGAGTGGACGGCGAAAAAGAAGAAGCAAAAAGCTTATCAAAAGCGGATTCAAAAAGCGCAGCTTGATCAGGCTAATCACCGTATCAAGTACCTCGAAAGCCAAGTTGCCAATATCCTCAAGACCCGCGACAAGGCGGACTTCTACAATTCCCCAGGATGGCAGAAAACTCGCTACGAGGCGCTTAAACGCCATAACGGTCGCTGTGAATTGTGCGGCGCATCTAAGGCCACCGGGGCCGTTATACAAGTTGACCACATCAAGCCGCGTTCTATTTTCCCGGAGATTGAGCTTGATCCGAATAACCTACAGGTGCTGTGCCGACCGTGCAACATGGGCAAGAGCAACAGGGATTCAATCGACTGGCGAAAGCCAGAGTTACAAGTCGTTCGCGGGGTTTGACATACCGCGCCGAACTCCAGCTTGTGGAGTGGCCGCATCGAAGTCTTTGAAGCGCTAAATACGGACGACGTTGGGAGTTAGCCAAAGCGCAACGGCCCATCAAGCTAATCTCTCTAAGTTGATGGGGGTAAGGGGGACCATGTTCCAACTAAGATTCTGCCGCCCCTACGCTACGCGGCCCTTCTGCTTGACACACATGCGCATACACGGATATGCTCAACCACACCAATGAGCATAGCCACCCATGCGCATACTCGCATACTCGCATACTCGCATACTCGCATACTCGCATACTCGCATACGCTCAGCGCGCCTACCAGACAATGCACGACGCATGCGTGGCGACGCATATGTGTCTATGCGCACTCATACACATGCGTCTATGCGCAGATGAGCGATCAACGTGAACGAGATAAACTACTCGACAGACCGCCGGCCGCGGGTCCTCCCACGGGACTTTTGCCTGAGGCTCCGAATCGG